TAAATATATGGAAATGATAAGATGGCGAACCGCTACGTGGGTCTCCTCATGAACTCCCGTACACAGGCTCACGCCTTCCACCTCACGACCAGCTCCTTCGCGGAGCACAAGGCGCTTCAGGCGTATTACGAGGGCATCATTCCCCTGCTCGACTCGTGGGCCGAGGCGTACATGGGAAAGTACGGCCGCCTCAAACGCGTCAGTCTGAACAAGCGGTTCATGAAGGACCCGACCAAGGCTCGCGCCTACTTCAAGAGCCTTCTGATGCGCGTCAGGGCGATCCGCCTTCCCCGCGGTGACACCTACCTGAAGAACATTCAGGATGAAATTGTGGCCCTGATTCGCTCGACTCTGTATATGCTCACGTTGAAGTAGTAAACTCACTCTTAAGTTAAAAAATAGACGTTTATAAAATCATATGAGCCAGTTTGGAGCCGATCATTGGGTTCTATCTTTAAACACGACGCCAGGGTTTTACGTAGATGTGGGATGTCACGATGGTATTGAAATTAGTAATACTAAAATCCTCGACATCAACGGGTGGAAAGGGATATGTATAGATCCTTTCCCTAAAAATTTTGAAACACGTACGGCCCAAGTCGTCAAAGCGTGTGTGTACTCGTCTAATGATACAGAAATTGAATTCGACTATTCAATTGAAGACCCTGGATGTTCAGGTGTCAACTCTGAATTAGGTATTCACAAAGATAGATTGTATAAAACTACTACTATCCAAAAACACAAGTTCAAGACGCGGACTTTGGAGAGTATACTCGAGGAGTGTAAAGCACCTCCTCGAATCGAATACCTCAATCTCGATATAGAAGGCTCTGAATTTGAAGTCTTGAAGGTTTTTCCTTTCGCCAAGTACACTTTCAAGTGTATGACGATAGAACACAATTATGAGGAACCAAAAAGATCTCTTATCAGGCAGCTTTTAGAGTCGCACGGGTACAAGGTGGCCCATTCTGTCCACGTGGATGATTGGTACGTTAATCCTTCGTGGACGAAAAATCCGCGCGTCGCGATTAGTCTTACGAGCATCCCAAGTCGGTTCTCAAACCTCCCTATGGTTCTCCAAAGTTTGGTGAATCAAACGTGTCACGAAGTTTGGCTCAACATTCCCCGCAAGTACAATCGCTTTCCAGACTGGGACGGCCAACTTCCAGACCTTTCTAATTTTGGACCAAAATTGAAGATTAATCGGGACTGTGAAGATCTCGGACCGGGAACAAAGTTTATGGGCCCCGTGTCACTGCTTGACCCCGAGGATCTCATAGTTTACGTCGATGATGACACGTGTTACGACCCTAAATTGCTCACGAACCTTCTGAAGTGGCACCGCACCGACACGAAGAGTGCTTGGGGTCTGAGCGGTTTCAATTTTGAAACTTATTTTGAAGGTAAATTTCCACGCCAACATGGGGTGCCCGTGGACGTCCTCGAGGGCTACGGCTCGATCATCGTCAAGGTGGCGTGGCTTCAGAAGATCCTTCCCGAGTTCAAGGAACTTCTGGATGTGACATGGCACGATGACATGATTCTATGTAACTTGTTCGAAAAGCACGGCATCAAGCGCAAGACGGTGTTCGTCCCCGAGTGTAATATTGGACAGCTCAATCAGTACCAGTACGGTTTCGGGGCTGACGCGCTTCACAACGTTGCGGGTGACGGTGGACATGTGACGAACAACCTCAAGATTCTTAAGAGATTCGAAGATAAGGGAAAAATGTACTTCAGTTATAAATGTTAGTGGATACATTCATGTTCTACAATGAATTCGATGTGCTCGAACTTAGACTCGAGTGCCTCGACAAGTACGTTGACCGTTTCGTACTCGTCGAGGCCGAGGTGAACCACGTGGGTGGTCCCAAGCCTCTCTATTTCAATGAAAATAAGGAGCGTTACGCCAAGTGGCTCCACAAGATTGAGCACGTCATCGTCAAAGCTGATGAGGCCCCAAAGGATGAGAACCCTTGGGCACGTGAGAAGTACCAGCGCGAGTGCGTCCTGCGTGGCCTTGGACCCGTGCCAAACGAGGCGATTGTCATGATCAGTGACGTAGATGAGATTCCAGACATGACGAAGATTCCGTTCGAGAAGCTTCCTCACCTCATCACATCTGTGCATATGTGGATGTTTGAGTACTCGATGGATTATCTGTTTACGGGCGAGCCGTGGTTTGGCACGGTCATCACCAACTGTGAACTCTTCAAGCGGGTAGGACCGAATCATCTTCGGGACGCACGCTGGAAGTTTCCGTCATTCCGTACAGCCGGGTGGCACCTGAGTAGCTTCGGGACACCTATGCACATTTGGCAAAAATTCCAGACATATGCTCATGCGAAAGATGCACATATAGCCCATTGGACACCTGATCTTTTACGAGAAATGATAGAGTCTGGTACGCATACAGATGGACAGACGCAGCTCATACCTCGCCCACCCGAGGTACCTCTACCCGCACCTGTCGAAGTTCTTCGTAGACTAAATCTTGGGAATTTCGCATAAATCGCGCCTTGGCCTTGAGAAGCTTCATAATGTCATCGACGTGTATAAACTTGAAAAACCGCCGCTTGGCGTTCATAGCTTGAAAAGACCCTGACCGCTCTTCGATCAGTCCCTGACACACCGGCCACGTCACTTCTCGAAGCTCGAACAATTCAGCCTCCAAACTGTCGAGCCGACGGAACACGTGACGCTCAAACTCGGACAGGGTTCCCATTGTACTATCAGACTCTCAAACGTTTATTTGTCGCCGCATTTGTAATTTATGCACAGGGCGGCAGCGACGGCGAACAGGAGCCCGAGCCACTGAATCCAGTGTGTGAATTTCTCACCAAAAACCAGCCAGGCTGTGATTGCTCCACCAATCACAATCATCGCTTCCCACATAATACATGTCCACATCATGCTGGCACTGGCCAGCGTCTTTATCAGAAAGAACAGAACCGCCATCCACGCCAATATACCGAACATGAGGTTGTGATGCTTGCCTTCATCGGCGAACCACTTCAGGTGGGCGTTTCCCACGAGCTCGGCGGCCGTCATGGCCAGTACATACATGAAGCTCATCTCTTGTAATTCCGGAGAAACTATTTTCAGAACAAAAATAAGATGGACAGCTGGATACCCTGGCTGGCCGCGTGGTTTCCAGTGGCGCCCCTGAACAGACGGGCCCGTGAAATCCTTTTGACAATTTTGTATAAAAATCCACTTGAATTACGAGTGGCCCTATTAACACATCAAATAAGGAAGATGTTCTCTAGTATTACATCATGAAGGCGGCGCTTATCACAGGCGTGACTGGCCAGGACGGTAGTTACTTGGCGGAATTTTTACTCGAAAAGGATTATTCAGTGTATGGTCTAGCCCGGTATTGTTCTGAGAGAAAGCACGAGCGTATCGAACACTTGAAAACGCATCCAGAATTCAGACTCCTTGAGGGTGACCTGACAGACACGGCCCGGATCAACTCGATCATATGTAATCTTGGGTCTACGTACGACACTATCGAGGTTTATAACCTCGGGGCGCAGTCTCATGTGAAGCTCTCTTTTGACCAGCCAGAGTACACGGCGAACGTCGACGCCATGGGCACCCTTCGAATTCTGGAGGCAATTCGTCAGTCCAATTTGGGATCAAAATTCAAATTCTATCAAGCGGGCACGAGTGAAATGTTCGGGAAGGTACAAGCGCCTGTCCAGAATGAGGGGACCCCATTTTATCCCCGGAGTCCATACGGTGTATCCAAGCTTTTTGGATACTGGATGACCAAAAACTATCGCGAGTCATATGACCTGTTCGCCTGTACCGGTATCCTGTTCAACCACGAGTCGGAGCGCCGGGGCTCGGAGTTTGTGACGCGCAAGATTACGCTCGGTCTGGCGGAGTGGCGAAAGTCTGGCAAGGTGATCGAGCTCGGTAATATGGATGCCAAGCGCGACTGGGGTCACGCACAGGATTACGTCGAGGCCATGTGGCTCATGCTTCAGCAGAACGCTCCCGAAGACTTTGTGATTGCGATGGGTCAGACGCACAGCATCCGTGAGTTTGTTGTTTTCGCCTGTGATGAGCTAGGCGTCAAGACCCGATGGGCTGGTACGGGCGCCGATGAGGTGTGCCTAGACGCGGCAACTGGACAAGTGATCATCAAGGTGAACCCAGAGTTTTACCGACCGGCCGAAGTTGATGTGCTCATCGGTGACGCGCGCAAGGCCCAAGACCAGCTGGGATGGCGTCCAAAGATTTCGTTCCGCGAACTAGTTAAACGTATGGTCGCCGGTGATTGTAAATGAAACCTTCGTGGCTGTTCATCGGCCCTAGGCTCCTGGCAGGCATCGGTCAGGTTACGAACCGCTATGCGGAGCTGCTCCGTGAAAAAGGGCACGACGCCGAGTACGTCGAGTTTGGCCAGCAGCCCAAGAAGGCGCAGTACGACAAAGGGTTCGCGTTCGTCCTACCGACCGATGAACACATCACTATGGTTGATCAGTACGCAACCCGGTGCGATTCTGTAATGTACATGACTATTTGTGAAACCGAGCCGGTCAATCCCGCTTACGGAAAGTTGGCCAAGTACGGCACTTTGTACGTGGCGTCTGATTTCTGTAAGAAGGTTTTTGAAAAACAATTTCCAGACGTGAATTGGAAGATCCTTCACCTGTATGCCGACGGTACCCCATCCGTGCCGAGAGCTTTTTCGGGGCCCTATATATTCTATACGATCGGCAATATCATGGATCCTCGCAAGAATATCAGAGGCCTCATCGACGCCTATTTGCGTTGTGAATTCAAGGATGCGGCGCACCTCGTGCTCAAGGCGACGTGTATACAGGAGGTGACGTGGCGCGTTCCGGGCGTCACAGTCATCAATGGCCTCTTGTCAGATGAGGATCTCGAAAAGGTTCATGACCAGGGTCACTGTTATATCAATTGCTCACACTCCGAGGGTGTCGGAATGGGGGCTGTTGAGGCGGCTCTCCGTGACAAGCCAGTTATCATCACGGATTTTGGTGGCCTGAAGGAGTACGTGAACACGCCGTGGGTCGTGCCTTGTACAACGGGCCCTATTGGATTTAATGATTTTCTATTCACGGCCGAACAGAACTGGGGGTTTCCGTCGGGTGATGAGCTTCAGCAGTGTCTCCGGGACTGCTACGACAAAAAGGTGACCACGTGGGACCATTCACATACGCGAGAGCTTATGCAGACCCTGAAATGTTGCCCGGAGTTCCAGCAGTGACGATCATGCCCCTGGGCGCCATAGCCTTGATGGCGTTGGCGGCGCTCTTCAGCGCCTTGATAATCTGAGCCTTCTTCACGGCGTTGGCCGCGGCGTTCAGATTCTTAGACACGTTGTTCAGACCAAGGGTCTTGGCCTGGTTGGCTGCTGTGCGAAACTGGTTGTTGGCAGTCATGGCACTGTTGGCCGCGGCGTTGGCCATGCGGCTGGCGTTGCCCGCGTTGCCCATAGCCGCCTGATTGGCAGCCGCCACCATCTGGTTATTAGCCTTGACCGTGTTATTCACAGCCGCATTAAGTGCGCGATTCATTTATAAATTCTAAATATTAAAATTTAGGGCTCGATGGTCCTGTGCTCGTAGTGTCCGCTGCTGAAGCAACCCAGTAGTGAGATCCGTACACCACGAGAGCAATCACTATGGAGCTCGAGAGCAAGAAGCTCTTCGTAGAGTTGAGGTAAAGAACCGTATCGTCCAGAACCTTCATACCTGTTGGCTTCTTTATCAGACGGGGGACGATATAGACGAGCAGAAAGTTGATGACTAGGGCGGCAAGGACATAGTTCCAGTTGAAGTTTTCCATCCGTTACACTTGGTTCACATTTTTTCTGCGACTGCGTGCTTCTTGCAAAACTCCCCGCATGTTGACTTGAACCCGCACCGCCGCCCCTCTAGTGTCAGAGCCTTGCAGCGGAGCGCATCGTGCAGCACCGGCTTGCCCGCCTTCTTCACCGCCCCCTTGGCGACCGCTACCGTCTCGCTCGGCTTGGGCGCGTGTGTGGTGACCTGGGCCTTGTGCCGCTTAGCTTCAAGTTCTAGGGCGTGCTCCCTGGACCGCAGGAGCGTGTCGGCCAGCTTCTCAGGGAGGGGGTGACCCCTTGCCACCGCGTCCTCGTAAAACTTTTGCCACATAGGGCCACCCTTGCCCTTGGGGGGCTGCGCGAGTTGCTTTGCGGCCGAAGCCGAGGGAGGGGTCACCCCTCGTGCCCGTCCTTCTGCTGCGGAGGCGAGGGGTGCGCGCCACTGGCTGTAGGTCGGGCGGAGCTTGTTAAGATCCATGGTTTGTTTTGGGTGATAGGACTAGGGCGCCTGTAAACCCTGCCCCGTACAAAACACGTTTTTTTTGCGCCCTTCTAGTAAGATGTCACCCCGCCGCCCTTCCGTATCGGGCTTGAATTTTAGCACATGGATGCGCACCAACGCAGGCCGGGCCGTCCGCCACTACAAGAAGCGTACGAGCCCTTCGTCAGGCAGTCACAAGTCCCCAAAAACATCGGCGTCCCTCATGCGCCTCCGCAATCGGGCGAAGCGCACGGTCGCAACCTTACAGGGGTATAATGCGGCTGTTCTGGCGAGTAACCAAGCCCGTATCAAGAAGATGATCAAAGAGATTGTCAATTACGAGGCGCGCCGGACCCATAAGCTCGTGCGACAGCCCAGTGGTTCATACTCACTCGCGAGACGCACTTAAAAATCTAATCTCTGATAATACTAAATGGCTTTCCGTATTCAGGATCCAGTGTCAGGCCTTTTTTGGACTATTTCTGGTAAGCGGGTTGTGCTCACCGAGACGAATGGCAGTGATTTCACGGAGGGACCCGATGGCCTGGTCGACGTATTCACCGCAGGAAACTATGTTTACTCCCTTCCCAGACCGGCCAACTGGAAGTTCACGGCTGACGGTTTCTTGACTTCTGGTGGGTCCCGCTTTATCAGCGCCAACATTTCACAGAAGTGCCCTATCCGTTCAACGTGCCCCACCGCGTGGGTGAAGGTGGGTGGCGCGGAGCCCGTGGCGGCCCCAGCGCCTGTCGAGGCCGAGCCAGAGGTTCAGGTGGTTGACGAGGAGGCTGAACCCGAGGTTCAGGTGGTTGACGAGGAGGCTGAGCCAGAGGTTCCGGCGGTTGAGGAGGCTGAGCCAGAGGTTCCGGCGGTTGAGGAGGCTGAGCCAGAGGTTCCGGTGGTTGAGGAGGCTGAGCCAGAGGTTCCGGCGGTTGAGGAGGCTTAAGAGAATTAGTTCATATCCTAACAATGACGGACCTCGTTAAGCACGTCATCAAGTGTTTCAATAGAGCCAACACATGGAAAACGCGGCTACCAGATACCGTGTTTTCTCTCGAGGGAATGTCAGGTTACAAGACGCGCGTATTTTACAACGAATTGTGCTCTCTAGAATTCGCCGACCGGCAAACAGAATACCTCGAGGTTGGTGCGTGGAAGGGATCCACTCTGTGTTCGTCCATACACGGCAATCCCAAGTGTAATGGAACCGTCATTGAGAATTGGGCCCTTTTTGGCGGCCCCAAAGATGAGTTTGATCATCACGTCAAGTATTTTGGATTTGGGGATCGTTTGACTATTTTTGAGGAGGATGTATTTTCATTTGATATTTCCAAACTAAAAAACCATATTGATATTTACCTATATGACGGGTGTCATGAGGAGATTAGCCAACACAAGGGCATCGCCCATATGTGGCCAGCACTCGCCGACCATGCGATCATCATAGTCGACGACTGGAACGCGCCCCATGTCCGCAAGGGGACATTTGATGGTCTCGAGGCGGTGGGTGCCAATATAATCGAGAAGTTCGAGATCATGTACACACCCGACGGTCAGCACACACCCATGCCTATTGCTCAGCGTGAATTTTGGAACGGAATAGGAGTCTTCGTCGTCTCAAAAAATTCTCAGTAAGAATCAGATATGAAGATCCCACCTTCCAAGTGGGGGCCCCATTTTTGGATGACGCTTCACATAGCCTGTCTAGGATGTCAAGACTATAAAGCCCTTTCTGAATTTGTAGAGGGGTATGTGTATGTGATACCATGTTTGTCGTGCCGTGAACACTTTGAGCAGGTTCTAGTCGAGAATCCAGTCCCAGAGGCGGGCGACTTTTTCAAGTGGTCGGTCGACGTTCATAATATAGTCAACAGACAACTAGGTAAACCCGAGTTTTCATATGAGGACGCATTGGCTAACGTGGTGGCCGCGTCACCACCCCCTCAATTTGATTTCAAAATTGAACAGGTGGGGATCGCCCTGCTCTTGATTATAATTTTGTTCTTAATTTTAAATCGTAAATAAACATAAGATATGGTCGGTGGTATATTTCCAGGACGTCCATTCTCGTTCAACTTAAAGTGTGTTGTTTTCAGCTTGCTTCTTGCTGCGGGTTATTGGTTTGCCCCCCACAAGAATCTCTGGGTCCTCGCGTTCCTGCTTTGGTTCCCGTACATCGCCCTTTCGTGGTACGATTACGCGTATGCGTGCCGTGACAAACTCGATCCGACCATCGTACCCTTTGGCCGTATGTTCTGGCTTCCCTTCAAGCCCCAGGGCTACAAGGATGAATTCCACAAGATGGCCGACGAACAGATTCAGCTCATGAATCGCGTAGATCATCTGGTGGGGTGGACGGTGGTCGCAGCCGCTGTGACGTGGTACCTCCTCGCGACGCGGAAAGGTTAGAGTCCAGAACTTTGATTTCGGTTCATGAACTGCTCAAACTCGGCATTTGGTTTGGTAGGTGCCATCCATTCCGCGGGTATCTCGACGCGTTCTCCTTGGGGTTTCAGGACGTCACCTGGTTTCATTTGCACGAGGTGAAATTTACATGCACCACGCTCCTTCAATGGCCTCCCGCAATTCCACGCGTTACACTTGGCCTCGAAGACCGCCCCAAGGTCTTTTGCCCCACTACCCATATTGAAACGGATTTCAGATCGCAAGGTCCTCGGAACCTCTTTCAAATGTGAACTGATGGACGTCCGCATGTCCCTGAACATTTCAGACTGGAGAAAGCTGTTGAGGACGGCCTGTGTGAACGTTTTAGCCTCGAGGAAGTCGCGGCAGGCCGGGTTATGGTCCCGAACCCACGTACAGTACTTTTCGAACCGAGGCCACGACTCCTTGAGCAGGGGAGCCACCTGGTCCTGCATGACTCGATTCCAGTAGACGAGAACAAAGTCGCTCGGCGTCGCCCTGACGGCCTCACCATCCTCCATGTAATAAACTTCGGGAGTCGCCACATTGGGCCAGGCTGCGAACCTGTTCAGATCATTCAGCTGGTTGAAGATGTGACTGGCGACGTGACGGAATCGAATATGCTCATTGAGAGACTCCACGAGCTCAGTCAAGTCCAACGACCCAATGTTAGGTGGAACGTACTCAATATCCCGCTCAAACTTGAATGGGACCCGTGAGTCGCATGGGTTCTTGCGCCCCTTGTGACGGTCCAGCTTCGCCTGAGCCCTCGACAGAAACTTCGGGTCCGTGAACTCCTGGAAGCAGCTCGGACACTTGACAGAAGCGACCATCTCTACTATGCTCCAAGAAAAAAAACCTTCCCGACCCCTCCATGGCCTGGGGAAAAGTTATTGTTTTGGGACAGAAGGTCAGAAGGGGTCCGAGTCTCGGGTCTCCATCGGGTATGTCCTCCATGTGTACCCGGCACCGGCCTGATGGTGCACACTCGGGCTCGGAACACCATGCGACTTCACACGATCTCATATCTATCTATAATTCATCCTGGTATTTTTAAGTTTCCAGAAATGTCAAAGGGGAACACTATATATTCTAAAGTTATGGAAGACGAATTGACATAATATCAAATTGGGTGTCACACTACGTTTTAGGATTGCGTCACTTTAGACCCGGTAGATTTTCAAGTTTCCAGAAAAGTCAAAGGGGGGGAAGAACACTATATATTCTAAAGTTATGGAAGACAAATTGACATAATATCAAATTGGGTGTCACACTACGTTTTAGGATTGCGTCACTTTAGACCTGGTGGTAGTTCGCAAAAATTAGGGTCTTGTGCCACACACTGACCTAAAGGCGACAATTCCTAATAAGTTAATATGAGCTATGAACGGCTCACACATGTGGAACATATCCTCAAACGCCCCGACACTTATGTCGGATCCCTCCCTCCCGAGTCTTCCTCCTATTGGATTCGAGATGGGGAGCGTTTCAAGCTTTCTGAGCTTTCTGCTTCACCTGCGCTGGTGAAAATCTTCGATGAGGTCCTTGTAAATGCTATAGACGCTCACAGCACACACCCCAAGAAGGTTTCCAAGATTGAGGTTGTTACCGGTAAGGACTTTGTTTTCGTTCGAAACTACGGCGTATCTATCCCAATCAAGAAACACGAGACTGAGAAGGGCACCGACGGTAAGCCTATTTGGATCCCGGAGCTCATCTTTGGGCACCTTTTGACGAGCTCCAACTATAATGACGAGGAGCAGCGCGTGACGGGCGGTCGCAACGGCTACGGCGCCAAGTTGGCGAACGTATTCAGTTCGAAATTTAATATCAAAATTAGTGACGGTAAGAAGATCTACATGCAAACTTGGACCAACAATATGAGCAAGGTTGAGCCGCCAACAATCGTCACCTCGACAGACAAGATCTGTCCGTATGTGTCCATCACTTTCTATCCAGACTTGAAGCGCTTCGGGGGTCCGGGCGACTTTGAGAAGCTCGCGGAGAAACGCGCATGGGACACGGCCATGTGGTGCTCAAAGGCTCAGGTCTATTTCAACAAGGAATTGCTCAAGGTTCCGAGCCTGGAGGAGTATGCTCGGATGCACACCGGTGACTTGCCTCTGGCCAAGATGCACACCGACTCATTCGACATCATCGTAGCCCACTCAACGAGTGGGGCGTTTCAGCAATGTTCATGGGTCAATGGCATCTGTACGACCAAGGGAGGATCGCACGTTGACAAGGTGGTCAAGGCACTGGTAGACGAGATATCAAAGGATAAGCGGTGTATGACCCTCAAACCCGCGCAAATCAAAGCGTCCCTGTTTGTGTTCGTCAGGGTCGTAGTGATCAACCCCACATTTAGCAGTCAGGAAAAGGCCGAGTGCACTTCAAAAATCACAGAAGTGATAGATTTAAAACCAAAATTCATAAAGGACATCTTGGCTTCTGGGGTTCTGGATGATCTCATTTCAAAGGGGAGCATCTTGGTGACCAAGGAACTGAAGAAAACCGACGGCTCTAAGAAAAGCAGGATCACGGGAATCCCCAAGCTTGACGACGCCAACTGGGCCGGCACTCACAAGTCTCACGATTGTACGCTTATTATCACCGAGGGCGACTCGGCGAAAGCCCTTGCCATTGCTGGTCTGAGCGTTGTAGGCCGCAACGCGTTCGGCGTGTTTCCACTCCGGGGAAAGCCGCGCAATGTGCGGGATGCGACGGTGAAGCAGGTGACCGAAAACGAAGAATTTTCCAACCTCAAAAAGATCCTCGGGCTCCAACATGGCAAGGTCTATAATTCAGTGAGAGAATTGCGGTACGGTCGTCTGATGATTATGACCGACGCGGATCTCGACGGATCGCACATCAAGGGCCTGGTCCTCAACATGTTCCACGTGTATTGGCCGAAACTGATCGAGCTCGGGTTCGTCGTGTCGATGGTCACGCCCGTCATCAAGGCGGGGCGCGTCTGGTACTTTACGGAGGAGGAGTTCAGGACGGCTCAGGGGGCCAGCAAGTTCCCTTCGGGAACTTCCGTGAAATACTACAAGGGTCTGGGCACCTCCACGTCGGCCGAAGCCAAAGAGTACTTTCAGAAGATTGAGCAACTGACGGTCGCTTTCGGCGCGGACCCGCACATGAATGAATCCATGACCTTGGCCTTCTCCAAAGCCCAAGCCGACGACCGCAAGGGATGGCTGACAAATCACATGGCGGCCCCTCCCGCGGGAATTCCATATGGGCACATCAAGTCCCTTCCCGTCACGGAGTTTGTGCATCGCGACTTGGCAAACTTTAGCGCAGAGGACATCAAGCGTTCGATTCCTCACGTGGTGGACGGTTTGAAACCGTCGCAGCGCAAGGTCATCTACGCCTGTCTCAAGAAGAACCTGACGACGGACATGAAGGTGGCGCAGTTGGCTGGATACATCGCGGAGCAGACGGCGTATCACCACGGCGAGGCGAGTCTACAGGGCACGATTGTGAATTTGGCTCAGAATTTCATGGGCGCCAACAACCTCAACCTCCTCGAGCCCTCTGGACAGTTTGGGACGCGGCTGGCGGGTGGCAAGGATGCGGCCAGCTCCCGTTACATCTTCACGCGGTTGAGTCCACAGACGCGCAAGATCTTCGATCCATATGACAATTCTGTTTTGAAATACGTGATGGATGACGGTCAGCAGGTGGAGCCGGAGTTTTACGCCCCGATTGTGCCGATGATTCTGGTGAACGGCGCGGAAGGTATCGGTACCGGATTCAGCTGCTACGTGCCACCGTACGACATCGAAATCATCAAGCACAATATCCAGTGTGCACTCGATCAGGTGGCGATGGCTCCGATGGTTCCGCACTTCAAGGGGTTCAAGGGCAAGGTGACCAAGACGAAGGATCACACATGGGTTCTTGAGGGCGTCGTGGCAAAGGAGGGGTCACAGCTTCACGTGACGGAGCTCCCTCCGGGTATGTGGATTCAGGATTTCAAAGAGCACCTGGACGCCCTCGTGGAGAAGGGCACTATTCAGAAGTTCGAAAATCACTCCACGGAAACCACCCCCGACTTTCGAATTTGGGGGGCCGACGGTCTGAAAGACGTCGGCCGGGAGCTGGGCCTGACCAAGACGATTCACACCTCCAATATGCACTTAATTGGACCTAACGGAGCGGTCAAAAAGTACAATAGCCCGGAGGAGATCATCGTGGACTATCTGGAGGTTCGGATAGGGACGTACAAGAAGCGCAAGGCGTGGCAGCTCAAACAGCTCGAGGCGGAGGTGAATTGGCTGTCTGAAAAGGCTAGGTTTATTCGCGACGTGGCGGTGACCCCACGTCTCCACGTCTTCAATGTTCCATTGGAACAGATTCACACCCAGCTTCGGCGTGAAAAGTACGACGAGACGCTGTGGTCGAAGCTCATGGATATCAAGACGTATCAGTACACAAAGGAGGAGGTGGCGAAGCTCGAAGCGCTCTGTACAGCCAAACGCCAAGAGCACGCGCATCTGAAGGCCCTGACTGTGGTACAGATGTGGAAAAATAACCTACGTGAAATCTAGAGATGGCCGAGCAGGTGCTTGACCTCGAACGCAAAGTACAGGCGCCGGTGCTCAAATTTTTCAAAAATCAGGTCCCCAAAGCTTTTGAAGATGTTCTCAATTTTGAACGCAAAATTCAAAAGGAAATTGTGAACTTGTTTAAAAATGACGTAGAGCCTCCTCCTCCCGTTGAGCCGCCGACCGCCGCCCCTGTCCAAGGCGTGAATGTAGTTTTGTCCCCGATAGAAGTTAACGGATTCTATTTACTTTCAGGTGGTGACTATGTGACATTTTACGCCACAACACTCAACCAGAAGCGAGAGTACATCAAAGAAGGCTGGACGGTGTCTGGAATGACGGGTATGAGTGGCCAACTCGCAGTAATGCCCGAAGGTGCCGACTTCAACTTGGACATGGGTTCACGAACGGCTCCAATTTCAGCGACTACTTCTGAACCTTATATTTGGTCGTTCAGGATTCAGTCGGATACGGAACAGTCCATCGCACCTTACCAGGCCGTCACGGGTGCTATTCTTTATCCACCTAGTCAGATTGATTACACGGCTATGAAACGGCAGGGACCTATAAACGGCAACTATACCGTCACTCGGAATGTTCTTCAGTTCAACTTTACAGATCCGCCGCCGAGCGGCTTCGGACCTGGATGGACCGTGGAAAACCTCACAGGACTTCAGCCCAAGTTTAGGGTCGTTTCGTATACCGACGAGTCGCGATACGTGACCGCCCCTAAAACCTTTTCACAGGGCAAATTCACATCGGCTGGCGACACTTATTTTCAGGTGATTGGGTTTGCAATTCTAGAGCCCCTGGATGGTACTGTACCGGAAAACACAGTTAGACCAATCAACAGTACAGGTCTCGTCAAGGAACCAGGGTTCTTGAGCACCTTTGTCCCCGCCAAGTTTACGAATTTTGAAACGGGCGCGTCGACGCAGAAATTTAACATAGAAATAAACGAAAGCGTACGGGGCGGCGCATCATCTTTTCAGCTCAGAGACTTGAACACCGGCTTCAAATACGAGGCTCTCGAAACGGGCCCTTTTGAAGACGTGAAAGGCCGCGGGTTCAGCTCGGCGTCTGTTTTGGCTCTCAACGCCATCGGGCCACAGGAAGATCATCTGCTTCTTGAAGATTTCACAAAGTCACAGTGGAACCCAGATTTCAAGAGATATACAAACTCTGTGATGTATCAGCGCGTCATCCCCCTCCCGCCGCCCAATCCTTCCTATCATAATCAGACGATTCAGTTGGAGCTCTTACCTACAGAGCTTGGCCACCTCTTGTCGAACATGTATCTCAAGGTGACGATGCCCGCCTTGCCCCCAGGCTCGCAGTATTCTGCTCAGCTTGGCCGCGCTCTGATAAAGCAAGTGGATCTCCTCGTCAACGAGACTGTCATCGAGACCCTCTACGACGACTGGTACATTATTCGTGATCAGATATTTCTGGATGCCGATGAACAGACTGGTATGTTTCAGGCTGTCGGTGGCTCAAACATCAACTCACAGGTCGCGACGGACTATATCATCCCCCTCGAGTTCTTTTTTTGCCGACGCAAGTCTCATAACGACCAAGACGATGAGCGCCTCCGTCGCCCTTACTTCCCTCTCTGCGCAATGTGGAATCAGCGGCTCTACGTGCGCTTCACCTTCCAGCCAAACACGTGGTGGTGCAACGTAGCCGCGCCCCATACGACCGACTTGGTGCTTCCCAAACTCGTGACTGAAGAAATTCTGCTTGAAAATGCGGAAAAGCTGTACTACACAAACACACCCCTCAAGTACATTGTGAATCGCGTCAAGAGAGAGTCTACCCTCACATTCTCGGCCGGAAATCCTCAGCTTCAGCTCACGGCATCCTTCCCTGTCCAAACACTCGCGTGGTTCTTTAGGAACAAGAATTACGAAGATGTTTCATCAGGTCTTTATTCAGATTCGCGTTACAATTACGGTTACACGACCCAGTACATTCAGACGGGTGTTCAGCTCAACTTCCCGTCGGGCGTCTCCAACTATGTCGACGTTATTGATACTGCTAAAATTACACTTAACAATGTTGATATTCTGAGCACGTTCCAAGGGTCGTTGTACTACACGTTCAAACAACCTTTGGAGCATGGACTTTCCATCCCTTCAAAGAGCATCTATAGTTATTCGTTTGGTCTCACCCCCCGTGAATATAATCAGGGAGGCTACCTCAATTTTTCAAAGTTAAATTCGCAGACCACGACGCTGACATTGGTTTTCAACCCGAGCTATGCAACGCAAATTTCACAGGGATACAATCTGTATTTGTTTTACTATGGTTACACTCTTCTTGAGTTTCAGGGTGGGTTTGCTCGTCTTCCTTATGTTTAATAGATGGGACCTTCTCAAGGTATTCTATTATGCCATTTTGGATACACCATTTCAGAAAGTTGAGCTGTGCGCACGTCGTCGTGAACCCATGGAACTCGA